TGTAGATGGTCAAAGATATAGCTTAGATGAGATCTTTGATACTCATCCAAATTGTAGGGGAGCTATGTTACCAATAGTGGAATAATAAAATACCTTATCAGAAATGATAGGGTATTTTTATTTAATCGTAAGTAGTTTCAATTAGTAATAAGAAATAGTTCATTCCTATATTTCCTACGTTCTTACTGAAAATTCACCGTTCATTCTTATAAAACAGCAATATGTTGACTATATTAGTATGGTTTTGATAAGGGTAATTATCACAAGACTGTAATCTATTTCTAGCTTTTAGACTACAAAAACAGCCTTAGAAATAGGTCAAAATATTTATTTTAATCGAGATAAATCGGGCGAATTTCAACGGAAATTGAAATAATTGTGTCGAGTACCTTATTTCGTCCTAGGGCTTCTGGTGGTCATACAGGGGTATACATAAAATAATTAATTTAAGATTAAATCTTGAGATCATAACGACAATTGTTCAAATCTTTTACTTAATGAGGGACGTAAGTGTAAGATTGCTAATCAAAAGTTTTCTTTATCTTTGTTGGAAATTTCCAGAACGTTTTCTTTGGTGGTTTATATTCATTCAATCTAAATCTATCAATGGCTAATATCAGATTACTATAAGCTTTCATTAAATCATCAACTGCGTCCTCAATCATTTTCATTGTAATAGTATCATGCCTATCATACGTCATTCTACTGGTAACATCCAATAGATAGCTTTCACTTTCAATTAAAGAACGTATTGAATCTAAAATTGAATAATCTTCTGTAATATAAAGATTTATAAGCTTTTTTCTATCTATGGTTTTTTTCGCAAGTAGAGAAAATATATTCCTATCTTTGTCAGGAGTAATCCTAACTTTCTCTGGTAACTCATTATAATATTCCTCTAAGTGTTCTTCCAGAATTTTAAATCGTGATTCGTATATTTCCTTTTGTAACTTGATTCTTTCTTGATTCCTTTGATAAATAATATTTATCAAGGTACTAGATAAGGCTATAACTCCACCAATCACCACACCTAATAGAGTGTAATATTCGGTTGACATTTTCCCTCCACTTTTGAAAATTATAGGCTCATAACTAAATCCCCTATAAAAATATAGGGGATTTAGTAAATTATTGATGTTTAGAAAGGCCAATACCACTTCTTCTTCTTGTCATTTGTATACCCAAACAAATCTAAAATATGTTGATATGAATAATTTTTAAATAATAAGAAGTAAATACATGTCAATGCAAGAAATAGAATTAAAAAAAGTTGATCAATAAATGTGAATGAGTTAATGGTAATTAAACAAAAGAGAACAAATACCCCTATTGGTACACCTAATAAAGAGAGTTTTGTATTTAACTGCTTTTTAGTATCTTCATCTGTAAACCTGTAATCCATAGCATAGGCATTCCAGCCTTCACCACCACCACATATAGTAAAGTTAAGGTATGAATCTGTATAAACCCTAAGGAAAACTATTTCATCTTGATGTTGTTTGATCTGATTAAGATATGGTCTGGTTAGTTTACAATGATATTCATCAGAGTCTTCACCTATTACTACTCTTTCTAGATCTGTTACTGTTTTACCTTGTTTATCAGCAGTGATAATTTCCAAAAAAGAATCTGGTTTTCCAGTCCAAAATGTAATAGATGCTTCAAAATTTGTTATATCTATTTCTCCTTGATTGGTGATTTGAAACTCATAAAAAATTAAGTCCTGTAGTTGTTTATCCCTATATGTAACAGCAATATTTTGTTTTACCAAATCAGATACTCTAATCAAAGGGAATATATAGGTTTTCCCAAAAATTACTTTATTGGCTTTTTTGGATTTAACCTTATAAGTTCCATAAGCAATAGCTAAAGTAAAAATTGCAGTTAAAAAAGTATTTATTAGAATTGGAAAAATGCTGTTTATATCCATTTTATTTCCCTCCTATTGAATTATATGCTTAAATAAAAAACCCTCTAGTTTTTAGGCTAGAGGGAATTTCTTGTTAGTTTAGTAGATCTGCTGGTGAAAAATTCTTGAAGCTATCCTTCATATCTTCATTAGAGATATTGAGATACCTTAGAGTCACTTCAACTTTACTGTGACCAAGATACTTACTTACAAAGAAAATATCTTTAGTCTTTCTATAAAGGTTTAAACTACAGCACCTTCTAAAAGCATGTAAACCATAGACTTTTAAACCACAGGTTTTACAAAGTCTATTAATGATCATTCTGACTCCCATAAATGAAAATCTTTCATTCTTATCACTCACAAACAATGCAGGATTATCATCAGTTCTAGTAGCAAGATAATCATTCACTACCTTTAGAGTCTTGGCTCCTAAATAAACAATTCTTTGTTTATCTCCTTTTCCATGTTTAATTAATACTGACCCTGTTTTTAGATCAACATCTTCTCTATTCATATTTATAAGCTCCCAACCTCTAGCACCAGTATCAACAAAACATCTTATCAAGGCTGAATTTCTAAGAGCATATCTAGAAGTTTCATTAGCATCTAAAAGTTGTTGAACTTCTGCTAATGTAATTTCAGGGAGTGGAATCATTCTATTAGGTTCCATATGTATTTTCTTGACTGGATTTTTGAAACCATCAAGATCATATTCAAACTCAATCCAATTGAGAAATGTCTTGATGATTCTCCAATTGGCTCCAACACCAGTTTTACTTCTATGAGTTTTCAGGGCTGTTAACCATGCTCTTAAAATAGAAGGAGTTAGTTTATCTAATGTCAATGGGTGATTATTGGTTTCTAACCATGTTAGAAAGTAACCAAGTTCAAGTGAATAAAGCTTGATTGTCTTGGGGCTTCTGTTTCTAGATTTTCTTTCTACTAGAAACTGTGATTCTAAATCACTTAAAATATATGGTTCAATCATTTTTTAATCCTTTGTACAAATGTATTTTTGTATCAGGATAAAAAATGTGGGTAAATAGTCACAAAATTACACAAACAGGTTTCAAGAGTATATAGCAAACAGGGGCCTGTATGTTTTTTATCCTGCTTAATTATTATAGCAAGAAATTTATTATTCAAACATTCTTTAAGGTTGTAACTTTTTTATCAATATTGCATCTAACTCTATATAGTGAAGCAGTATTCCACAAATAACCGTTATAACTCAGCGAACTTACTATAATTATTAATAGATAGTGAGAAATTGATTCCGGGGGGAAAGTTTTTACTGAGATCTCACAATTCAAAACAATTGAATATAGGGTAAGTCTCAAAGGGATTCTTCCCTGTTCAATCACTAAACGAACAGGATATTTCCTTTGGAGGACTTACCCTTATTTTAAGTGGTATTTAGATGTGATGTGAAAAGCTCTTTTAATGACCGGGGAAAAGCAAAACAACTGCTGGATTTCTCGGAATGTGTAAATGATGGAAGAAAAAGTTTAATGGATTTGGATTTTTTACTGGAATATGAGAATAAATTCTATATTCTGGGGGAATCAAAGTTGAGAGGTTTTAAAATCCCACTGGGTGAAGAGATCGCATTGACAAGACTGGTAGATGATTTATCTAAAGTCAAGCCAGCAATTCTTATTATTGTAGATCATGATGTTCTGAACCCCGCTGAAGATATTTTTCTTAAAGATTCTACGGTTAGGAAATTTCGATATAACTGCAAGTGGACTGATGTTCAAGATAAAAAAATTAGTACTAAAAATTTTATCGCGGGATTTATTAGTTTTCAGAATAAACAGGTAAGGAAGTAAATGGAGTCAAAATTTGAAAAAAATATTTTAGACAGAATTGAAAATCAAGAACTGGTAGATAGAATATTTTCATGCAAGAGCTTATCAGACATGGAATACTCGGTTTTATTTTTGATTTATTGTGGATTTAGCCAAAAATGGATAGCAGACCACTTTGAACTTTCACAGCAAAGAATTAATCAAATATGGAAATCTGCTAAAAAGAAAATATTGGAGGATATTAGAAGTGAAGAAATTTTTACAAATAAAACAATTTGATTTAGAAATGAAAAAGATTAATTGGGTTACTTTTGGTCTGGCATTAAATGTGATCATACTTTTTGCTGTATTTTTGAGTGTGGTTTTTAAATAAGGAGATTAGAAAATGAAAGAAAACGAATTAAACGATTTATTTAAACTGGTCTTTAAGCGAGAAGTAGACCAGATAAAAATGAATATTCTCATTAAGACTTTTGGAGAAGAAAAAATTATCTCAGTCTTGGAATATTTTGTGATTTGCGGGGTAAAACCCCCGGGAGAAGGAAAAAGAGATAACCCTTACGGCTTACTTTATAAGTGTTGCGAAGATAGATAGAAAAGGAATAGAAAGGAAATGAATGAAAAATTTACAAAAATAGATAACGATTTTATTGACAGAATGGGGGAATTATCCGGTAGTGCTGTAAAAATTTATATCGCGCTCAGAAAGTTTGCAGATTGGAATGGAGATTCTACAGAAGGAAATGTTTTCCCCTCTTATCCAACATTAATGAAGATGACTGGGTTAGCCAGAGCAAGTATTTCCAAAGGAATCAAAGAACTGGAAAAGAAGGGCTGGATTAGTGAGATTAAACACAGGTTTGGTGATTCAAATATTTACAGCTTGGGAGGGGGGGTAGTTCAGAAAATGAACTACAGTAGTTCAGAAAATGAACTGGGTAGTTCAAAAACTGAACTGTCAGTAGTTCAAAAACTGAACCCTAACGAGAACCATTTAACTAGAGACATTAACAAGAATCATTTAACTAGAACCAAAGCAAAAGGTAAAAAGAAAAAAACTCCAGAGAAAAAAGTAGTTCCTACTTCTAGTAAAGTTTCTACTTCTAAGGAAGAATCTTCTAATGCTGGTATTAATCTTAAACCTACTACTATCTCAGTTCCTACTTCTAAGGAAAAATCTTTAATTAGTGAACCTTCTAAAATCGAAGTTCCTAATCCTTTTGAAGAAGATGATCTATTCTTAAAAAATCCTGCTGAGTTTCTTAGAAAGAATCATCGTTAGAAGGGTTACTTTCTCAGGAAGTTTTCTTTCTCGGGAAAAAATTATTAAGTGGAGAAATAAAAAATGGAAACAAATTTAGTAAAAGAATATTCCTATATGGGGAATAAAGTTTCAATCTATACCAATAGAATTGAATATAAATTTGCTGGTAAATCCAGCATTATACCTATCAGAAACATAGCTAATATTGATTTACCTTTATTCTTAGCATGTGTTGATATAAAAACCAATGATGGTAGGAAAAATAAAATTCCGATTGCTATCAATAAAAGAGAAGAATTCAAAAATGATATTTTGAATTTGCTTTAATTATTGAGATCTCAAATTGAAAAGAGAAATAAAATTTCTCAGGAAGGAAGAATGAAACATTGTGCTATTTGTGGTAGAAAAATTAGAAAATATGGGTTATGTACAAAATGTTTTAAACAGTGGGGAAATAAAGAAGAATGGGTAAAAGAATTGATCAAACTCCAATACTCTTTTGATACCAAAAAATGTAATTTTGAAATTCCATTCTCAAATCTAAACATAAACGAAATTTACCCTATTGATTAAATACCCTTTCACCCCCTGTATATAGTAGGGGGTGAATTATTTCTTTTTATCGACCTCCAGTAAAAAGAAATTTCCCCCCTAAATTAATAGTAAATTTTTAATTCATGGAGAGTGTCTAACTAAAGACAATAAATTTAGGAGAAAAATTAAAATGGCTGATGAAATTAATCCTATCCCAACAGAAACTATCGAACCTACGGCTGTGACTCCGGTAAAAGAAAAAGAGGAAAAGAAATTTTCTCAAAGTGAATTGGATAAAGTTGTTGCTGAAAGATTGAGTAGAGAAAAAGCAAGCACGAAGAAAATAATTGATGAATTCTCTACTGAAAAGACAAATCTTGAAACTACTCTCAAAACTTATGAAGATCAAATTGAAAAGATCTTAGCTCCTCAATTAGAGGATATTCCTGAAGAATTTCAATCTTTGTTTAACAAACTTACGCTCTTAGAAAAAATTGAATGGCTTGCTTCAAGACAATCTAAGACCGAGAAAAAAGGTATTCCTGCTACACCTAAACCAAAAGAAGCAGAAACTAAACCAATTAAAAAAATTGGTACTTTTATCTAAAAATAAAATTAACTGAATTGTTAATTTTTGGAGTTTCAAAATGGCTGATCTTACTAAATTAAGCACTGCTGGTATTGACGGAGTTTCCGCTAATCGTTGTGCTTATATTACTGAAAACTTTGCGGGTGAAGACTTAGGAAAAGTTGACGCTTGCTATATTGCTTCAGATGGGAAAGTTTATAAAGCGGTTTCGAGTCAAGTTACGATTTCTGGAATTGCTGATTTTTCCGGCTTCACCAATAGAGTTGTTCCTAGTGGACAACCAGTAACTTTGTTTGGCGCTGGAGCTATCTTTGGTTATGCTTCTGCTTTAACCCCCGGTCAATATCTTTATGTTTCTAACACCGCTGGAAAACTGAGTGATACCAAAATTGCCAGTGCTGATTTACCTGTTGCTAAAGCAATTGACCTCAAAAACATCATTGTGGCTAGGTTCTAAGGAGAAAATAACATGACTACAAAAATTTTTACTCTCGAAGACCTTTTAGCCCAAACCAATACCCCTTTGGCTAGTCTGGGGATTGATAATATTAATGTTGCGATTCAAAATCATTTGGATTTTCTGAATCAATCGGTTTCTGAACAATTAGGGCTGTTAGCAGAGGAAACACCAGATGCTAGACGTATTTGGGGTGGAACTGAAACTTATGAAATGAAAGAAGTTGATGAATTTGGGGTTGCAAAAACTCAGGCTCCTACCAGTGGTGTTGAAGTTGGTTTCCCTCTTCGTAGATTTAGTGTTTCTACTGGTTGGAGTGCCGAGTGGGTTCAAAGAGCTATGGCTAGTGAATTGGCTAAAAAAGTAATTGGTACACAAGCTGCTTACCTCACAAAAATTCAGGATGAAATCTTGTTCGCTGTTTTCAATAAAGACAATTACGCCTTTAAAGATTATTTAGTAGACAATACTTCCTTGAGTGTTAAAGCTTTCTTGAATGCGGATGGTGCTGTTATTCCTAATAGCCCAAATGGTACTGCTTTTGTGGGTGCTTCTCATCAACACTATGTTGGTACAGTTGGGGCTTCTTTGGCTTATACAGATATTGATACCCTGATCTCTAATGTGGTTGAACATGGAAACATGAAGGGGATTGCACTTTTCACGACTGTTGCGGTTGCAAATTCTATGGCGCTGTTGGCTACCAAACCAATGGTTAGACTTACTTACGCGAATATTGTTCCTTCTACTGACTCTGATGCGACTGTTCTTAGAGACAATGGTGAAAGTGACCCCGCTAATAAATTGGTTGGTTTCTTTGGCCCATATCCTGTTTATACCCGTTCTTGGGTTCCTACTGGAATGATCGCTTGTCTTGCTACTGGAGCCGCTGAAAAACCCCTTGTTTATCGTGTTGATAGACAGGCTTCTCTTAGAGGTTTACAGCCAGAAATGGAATTTGGTTTCCCGGTGATTACTGCTAAGACTTGGAGAAGTTATTTTGGTATGGCTGTTTGGAATCGTGCCGCTGGTGCTGTTCTTGATACTGCTCATCAGACAACTTACACAGAACCTACCTTAGTTCGCTAAATAAATAAAAATTAGGGGGGATTAATTTCCCCCTAATTTACTTTCTTAGGAGGTAAATAAAATGAGCTGTATCCAATTAAACGATTTTGGAACAACGCTTGAATTTACCTGTATAGACGAAACAAGCACAATCCAAGATATTTCTTCAGCTTCAGTGAAACAAGTTATTTTTACAAAACCAGATGGTTCAGTTCTTACAAAAGCTATGGATTTTTCTACAGATGGTGTAGACGGTAAAGTTAAATATGTATTCCAAGATGGGGATATTAATTTACAAGGTTTTTGGAAATATCGGTTTTTAATTGAATCCCCCGCTGGACGCTGGACAAGCAAAAAAGATTATTTTTTAGTGGAGTAAAACTTTATGGTTCTTGCAGAATATTTAATTGATTATCTCGGAAATTTAGCCGCTGATTTAAATTGGACTGAAACAAGTTTAGTAACTGTTACAGAAGATACCCTTTCTGATTATGGTGTAGATTATGAGACTGAAGTCACTGACACTAAAAAATATAAAGCACTCGGGAAAGTTAATCTTTGGGAAAAAGCATTGATTGAATTATCAAGTAAATTTGACTTTTCCGCTGATGGTGGTAGTTTTAGTCGCTCTCAATTCTTTGAAATGGTGAAGCAAAACTATGAACAAGCAGTTTCAGAAGCTTTAGTTTACCTACCCAATTATCAAATCGAAAAACAAGAACTTAGTAATAAATTCGACCCATACTCATATATTCCATTTATTGATAGGACTTTGTAAAAATGAAATTCACCGCTGGAGAGCTTCAAGGGTTTTCAAGAACTCAAAGTGAAAGCTTACAAGATACCTGTACGATTGATAGATACTCTGCTTCTTATAACTCTTATGGTGAACCTGTAATCAGTTATGTTACATCCTCGGGAATCCTGTGTGGTGTGAATATGACAGGTGGAAGGGAAAGTTACAAAGATCAAATGATTGTAACGAATTCAGATCTTGTTTTAAGACTTCCAATGGATACTTTGATAGATAAAAAAGACAGAGTAACAATTACTAAACGCTATGGAGTAGCAGTTTCAGGAATTCAATATCAGGTAATTTCAGACCCAAGAAAAGGAGTGAGTGGGATTCAAGTGGATTTATCAAGGATAGTAATTTAATGTCAGAAACTATAGAAGGTTTAGACAAACTGAATCACCAATTAGCCAGTTTAAAAAATCTTTCTACTCATTCTCTATTAGCTGGTGCATACGTTTTAGAACGATATGCAAAAGAAAATGAATTAGCTTATGTAGACACTGGTTTTCTTATGAATTCAATTTCTTCCAGAGAAAACGGAAATGGGGCTGAAGTTGTAGCCAGTGCTAATTATGCGGCTTATCAGGAGTTTGGTACAGAAAAAATGCAAGCTCAACCTTATTTCAGACCAGCAATAGAAGATCATTCTAATGAGATCATAAAAGCAATTGCTAGTGAGATTGAAAAGGAAATGGAGGGAAAAATTAATTGATAGAAGAAACCTTAAAAACAACTTTAGATACATTAGGTTATAAAGTTTTCCCGCTAAAGAAACCCCAAGATACAGCTTTACCTTGTCTAGTTTATACAAAGATTGCAAACCCGAGAAGAAAAACTCATTCAGGAAAAGTAAATCTAAAGAAAGCAAGATTTCAAATTGATGTTTATTCTTCAACTTATTCTGAAGTCAAAACAATCACTAAGCTAGTTGAAGATTTATTGGAATGTAATACTACCCCTTGGACATTATCTCAATTGATTGATGCAAGGGATTTAACAGAAGAAAATTCATATAGGGTACTCATTGAATCCTATTTATTTTATGAGGAGATTTAAAAAATGTCACAAGCAAATACAGATTATGGAACTCTTTTACAAAGAGCGGGTACTACGATTGCGGAGGTTGTGAAAATTTCACCCCCGGAAATTATCCAAGAAGCAGTAGAAGTAACAAATCATTCTAGCCCTTCAGGTTATCGTGAATATATTCCGGGTGGATTAAAAGAAATGGCTGAATTTAGTGCTGATATTAACTTTCTGCCTAATTACGGACAGCACACGGTTATTTCTGGGATTATGCACGATGTTGTCAGTGGAATTTCTCAAAGCTATTCTTTGGTTTTTCCCACTACTCCAGTAGTTACTTGGACTTTTAA